ATATATATTATATACATTAATAATTATATTATATAGTTATTTTAAATTTCTACATATACGGGGCCTATATATTAAAATGATTTTTGGGTGGATCTTCCACCAACCCTTTCGCGAAAATACTATTTTTCACAAATAGTGTCTTATTTTTAATTATGTATAATTTTTTATATTTTTGTAAAAAATGTAAACTTTTCCAAAAAGGTGTAAAATGTCTTGGCATGAAAAGGAAGATATAAAGTCGGCAGAACAAATGTTCTCTGAGATGAAGGTTGTTATTGAGTGTTTATACGGAATACCTAGCATGTCTAGTAAGCTGCCAAACTACATCAATAATAGAGTACAGTCCATTATGGAGTTCACCTCTAAAAATGGTTGGGATGAAAAAAAAGAGAGCAAGTGATTACTCTGATAAAGAAAAGCTAGATGTTTTAAGAGATCTGGATAAATATGGAAACTTGTCAAAAGTGTCAACAAAATATGGCCTTTCTAGACAAACAATATACAACTGGAAAGGTTCTGCAAAACAGTTACAAGAACAGGTTATTGAACTAGATAAAGTAACAAAAAACAAAAGACATGATCTATTAGATAAAGAAGTTTTAAGAAACATTGGGACATATAAGAACCTTTTATCCACAATAGGTGATTTAGAGAAAAGAAAAGAAAACCTGTCTGCTAAGGTTGAATTACTGTTGATGAATGTAGTTGATGCTATAGAAAAACACGAGGACCTAAAAGAGATACACCCAAAAGACTTGAGCAAGATGATGAAGGACTTGCATGATGTTAGAAAGGAATTAAGCAATGAGCCAACTATCATTATTGAATATAAAAACAAAATGAGAGAACAGACATTACAGGTCCTTCAAGATTTCTTAAATCTGGATCAATTAAAAGAGTTCGCTCAAAAAATGGAGGCAATAGAAGCCGATTATGAGTTATTATAAGGAACAACAAAAACAAAACCTAAAAAAGGGCAAAGAATCTGAAAAGTTATTTTGCAAGTTATCTGGCTCTAGGGCTGGTACTCAGCATGATGACTATAATCATATTGATGCATATTTAGATGATATAACAATAGACGTTAAGGGGCTAAAAAAAAGCCACATTGATGGGTATATTCTTATCGAAATAACAAATGTACAGGGCCATCTGGGTTGGTGCAGCAGTAAAGGGGCAGACAAAATAGCATTTCAGTTTCATGAAGAGTTTATTTTGGTGGACAATAAAAAGTTACATTCTTTAGCGGTAAAGAAAATGATAGAAAACAAAAGAATGAATATGCCTATTATGAGGGTTGATGGTGCTGCCAAAAAATATGGATATGATCAAATACTATATAAACCTATTGGTAGAAAGGGTAGAAAAGATGTGTTTATATACATCACTAAGGATGACTTGATGACGTTAAAAGAAAAGGTATATGTCTATTAAGTTTAAATTATTTAAGTTGCCTGTATTTAAAACGAACTTCTTTGTGAAACACTTGAAGTTTTGGAACAAAACAAAACCCTTTAAATGTTTGGGTGTTGTTTCTCACGGCAGGCAGTGTGATGTGCAATGTACCCTGTGTAAGCAAGCGTATGCCCCAAAAAACTAATTGGTCTGATTTATTAGTTAATGTAGTGGGCCATGAACCTCCAGCAGACTCAATTGATTTGCGCAACTCTTTTATTGAGAATTGTTTGGCAGATCAAGATGGTGGAAAACTTACGCAGGCAGATATACATCTAGTTATGCAGCAAGGAATCTATGACTGGGAACAGCAAGCGTTGTCTAAAAGTGCACGTTTGAATGGGCTTATTCGTGCGCCCTACAATACTGGTAAGTCGCAACAAGTAGCTATTGGTCTATCAGCCTATATGACCACTAGAAAGCATGAACTTGAGACCTTGATTGTGTCTGCTGATGGAGGCATATCTGCTAAGAGGATATTATCACTACGTGCGTTGTTTATGAGTGATATGTATAGATATTGGTGCAGAGAGCATAAATTTAATCCTGTTGAGTTTGATAGGACTGATACTGGATCAACTCAGCGTATTATTGTTAAGAGTCGCAACAGAACAGGCAACCCCACTTATGAAGCATATGCTGTACTGACTCAAACTACAGGACAAAGGGCTGGTGTCCTAATTCTTGATGACGTGTGCAATGATGAAGATCGTATATCTACTGCTCGTAGAGATACAGTTTGGAACAAGGTTTCTAACACATGGATAAAGCGTGTTCATGATAAAGGTATTGTTTTAAGTGTATGTACTCCCTATCATCCTAATGATGCTAATAGTCGACTTATGAAGTCAGGCATCTTTAACGTACTGCAAATATCAGTAAAGGAAGATAAGACTGGATACAAGGTAGAGGAATGGAACAACCTAAAGTAATCATATATATAAGATTCAACACAGATGTAGATCAAGAATATGTTGACAACACAAAAAAAGAGCTGCATAGATTTATAGACATGATTGGTGCTAAGTTAGTAAATGAACACTGGGAAATGCTAGACAGAACTACAGAATCTGGCGTGATCGATTATATAATAGATGAATGCATGAGAAAGGGATGTTCAATACTTACATACGATTTAGACACTCTTCATGGGTATGTTTCTGGAGCCTTTTCAATATTAGATGAGGCATTTAAGGATCAAGTTGCTATATTCTTTGTAGACCCAACTAGTTCATTAAAAAGTATATTTCATTTATGAGAGAGGCTGATAAAGTATGGGATATACCTTTATGGGAAACAAACCATAGTAAACAAAGATTACTCCAAGAAGAGGCGATGGACTTTCTGTCGTATAAATTGGGGTATGAAATGAGCGAGGAAACAGATGACCCTACGAAGAAGGCATACAAACACTTTGATGGATACAATCACTACCCTGATGGTAATCTTACGGCTCTCGATTACGATAGCAGCAGTCCTGTCTGGCTTTGTGCTGATTTCAACAGGTCTCCTCATTGTTGGGCTCTTCTACAAGTTAAAAAAGCTCGTAATGGGCTTAAGCAGTACATTATTTTCGATGAAATCTTCTCCAAAGAGGCTCTGACCACTGAGCAAGCCCTAAAAGCGGTAGAATTACTGAAAAAATGGGGTATTTCGAAGGTTTTATTGGCTGGGGACAACACATCCAACCAAAAAAGTGGTAATTATGGTCGTGTAGGAAAAAATGATTGGGATTATGTTAGAGAAGTATTTAGTAATCATGATATTTCTTATAAAAATGAGTTAGATATACAAAATCCTAAAAGAAAAGTGCGTGTAGACAGAGTTAATAATGCAATATATGCTGGGAAAAACGGAGAAAGAAGACTTTTGATCAATACAAGGTGCGATCACGTCATAAAAGACTATATGTACTCGATTGTGAACGATAAAGGCCTAAAAATAGACAATGGTGATAGAGGACACATGTCTGATGCAATAGATTATGCTATTTGGAGGAATGAAAAGGGGTCATCAAGCCCAATGTACGTGCTGCGCTAGTCTCTTTTGATGGCTTTAGCACGTTTACCCATACCTACACGTTTTTTCTCACGTACAGCCTCAGCAGCCTTGCCTTTTGTTTTGAGTTCCTTCCATGTAACAGGTGTTTCCTTGCTAATACGAACAGTAGGTCGACATTTTTTTACGCCCTTGAACTTGGCTGACCCACAAGGTGATCCATCTTGGGTAGTCCATTTTTCTCGCATCCATCGAGCCACGCCTCTTTTGGAGGACTTTCTGCCTGTATATGTGCCACCTCGTTTTTTGTATTCCTTCACGATCCAAGCTGATGCGTAGGCACTAGGGAATATCTTAAACTTGCGTTTAGCCTCAGACTTGACTCGACTGTATAGGGCTGGTTTTGATGGTTCGTTTTCTGCCATTTGGATAGTATAGTGACGAATAGTTATAACTATTGGTCATTACCATTAGTAATTACGTTAAACTTATAGATGAATTACGTAAAATTCAATACTTTAATTTAGTATTGAATCAAAACATAAATAGTAACTATTTTGTCACCATGAAAGATGTTAAAAGACTTAGCGGTGGTCGCATTGAATACAGGGGTCATACGTATGCTGGGTTCAACAAGCCACGCAACAGTTGGAGGGACACCAAAAAATTTGTAGTTTTAGCAAAGAAAGGTAACCAAGTTAAGGTTATCCATTATGGCGATCCTAATATGCCCATACGTAAGAATGAGCCAGCTCGTAGAAAGTCTTTTAGAGCGAGACATCGTTGTTCCACAGCTAAAGATAAATTTACGGCAAGATATTGGTCGTGTAAAAAATGGTAACTAAATAATGGCTATATCGCAAGAGCAGCTTAATAAAGACTTGAAGTTTGAAGTAAAACAGTTACATTCCGTTATAGAATTGATAACTAAAGACATTCAGGATATGAAAGAAGCATTGTTAGGTAACGAGTTTAATAAGGAAGGTCTCGTCTATAAAGTTGAAAATAACGAGAAACAAATTGAAGAACTTATCAAGTTTAAACAAAAAATAGTAGCTTGGGCTACTGGGGCAGGCTTAGGGTCTGGAACCCTCGTAAATTTACTTATGGACTTAATAAAATAGATATGGGCAAGAAAAAACTAATCAATATGGGTTTTATTGATTTATTAACCAAGAAAGCACCTAAGCTAGGTGCAAAAGCAGCTACTGTAGTTGCCAGTATAGCAACTGGTGGTAGAAGTGACCAAATATTAGAACTGTTCAAGAAAGAAGTAGGATTGTCTACTGAGTTATCTGATGATGACAAGGAGATAATTTTAACTCAGATGCAGCATGATCTAAACGAGTTTGAGATGGAGATACAGGATGTCCAGAACGCTCGCAACAGCGAACTTGCTAGAATGAAAGCCTCAAGAAACGCTTTTACTAGAAACATGAACACGATCCTTGCAGCGTCTATCATACTAGGCGCATTCGCATTAGTGGGTGTTTTGATATTTACTGATGATATAGGGGGTAATTCTCAGACTCTTGTAAATGTAGCATTTGGCGCAATCTTTACTGCGTTTACTACTGTGACTGGTTATTATTTTGGTAAATCATCTAGGGACGAAGATTAGGAGTCATGCCACTCAAGAAGGGTATATCTCAAAAAACGATTTCTAAAAACGTAAGACAACTTATTAACGAGGGGTATAGTAGGCAACAGGCGGTTGCTATAGCCCTACAATTCTCTGAAAGATGATTGATTTATCTAAAATTTACTCTGTACCTAAAGATGTCGCTGAAGATATAGTGATGAAAGAGACTAGGCACCCATATTATAGCGTGGTTCTGGATCGTGCTAAAATTATGAATAGTTGGTTTCAGGCTGAATACGATGAATACACAGCCATATCTAGTACAGTATTTTCTGATAAGTCATACATCATAGAGCAGTCCACCATTGAGTCTGATGACGAATACACAGAAAGACTTAAAAGGATGAAGCTATTCCCTTTGGAGCAGAAGTTTTTTGCTGCTCAACAAAGAATATATGACGAAAACAACGTCAACAGGATGTTCCCTGAAAACAAAGACTTTTGGAAGTATAAGTCAGGTAACTTTGATGACGCAGGATGTTCCATTACTGAGTTCTATCGTGACAAGGTAATGTTTGTGAAGGAGGTGTTAGGATTTGGGGCGGTAGTTACCGACCTAATGATGGATAACGAAGGTGAGCCAGTCCTTGATGATAGTGGCAACGTAGTTCCTTATAACTTTGTTTTGCGCCCCCATGAAATATTCAACTTCCAAGTAAAGCAGGGCGTATTGACGCTTTTGGTTACTCGTCAGATGTATTATGACGTTCAGAACATAAAGAAGTTTAAATGGACAGCTTATACTCCTGAGTATATTTGTGTATATACCCAAGAAAATAATATGAAGCAAAAGGTGCTAGAAATAGACAACCCATTTGGTGAGGTTCCAGCTACCCTGTTAAAGGGTCAAACAGACGCTAACAGTTCTTTTGTGGTTGGCAAACCTAGAAGGTATTCCCTCAAGGGAATGTATCTTGCTTCATCTGAATTGTTCTATGACCTGAAGAAAGGATCAGAACTGTTCGGTCACCCTATACCTGTTCTTACAGATTCTATTGTACGAAGTTTAGCTGGTGTTGCTGATGATGACCAATACGATTCACGCACAATAAAAGAGGGTGTGGGTATGGCAATCATCATACCTGACGAGCAAACGATACCAAACAATATGTTGTATCAAGCTGATATGCAGGGCTTACAACACTTGAGAGATGTCATCTTTGGTGACCTCATGTCATTGATATTTTCTATGGCCATGGTTCGTGACAAGTCCCTTGTTAAGAGCAATGTATCTGGAGCAGCTAAACGTTTTGATAATGTAGACGAACAGGGGTTGTTAGCGTCTACGGCTATGGACATGGAAATGATTGAAAATCAAGTACTTAGAAGAATGGCCAAGGTTCGTGACGAGGACTTTGAGAACTATATTGTCACCTACAGCAAGCATTATGATTTGTCTAGTGCAGACGAAATATTCTCAGATATTACAGAGGGTATGCAGTACAAAGCAATGCCCCTACCATTACTTGTTAAGTTGACAGCAGAGTACATGAGAAAACGATCCATGCCTCAAGAAGATATTGATGAGGTTACCAATTATTTCAAGGAATATGGTATGCCGAAAAGTTCTGCGGATTTACGTAATTTATTAGATATATTACCTCAGGAAGAACTTGCAAGACAGGTTCAACTTGGTATTGAATCAAATAGCGAGCAATAATTAACTTATAACCATTATGAGTCAAGAAAACATAGAGTCAGTTGACGCTCCTGAGTCAACAATAGAAGAGACAACTTCTCAAAACGAACAACAACAGCAACCAGAGTTCGATAAAGACAAGTTCTTTAGGGGCGCTTACAATGAAGGTAAGGGCAAAGTCGAGCGTGATATGATAAGTAAATTTTCTGAAATATTAGGTAATGATGTCAATACTCTCGATGATGCGTTCTCTTTATTGTCAAATAAAATGCAGCCTGTGCAAGAGGATAAGGGCGAGGCAGACCAGTTGCGAGAATTGTTGCAACAGTACCAACAAGAAGCAGAAGCCGCAAAAGAGCAACTAGCGATAACCCAAATGGAGAGCCGTATAGGTTCCGAATTTAAGGCAGCGTTTAGTTCCTTGCAGCAAGATAGTGAGTTGACGCTCAAAACAGATTACATAGAACAACTGTTCTACAACGAGTACGAGATTGAGGAGAGCAATGGTCAGTTTTATGCCACACGAAATGGCGTACCTGACTTAGATGTTCAAGGCAATAGAAAATCGGTAGGAAACTCACTCGTGGAGTTTGCTAAACAATTTGCAAAGCCCAAGAAATCGGGCGTAGGTGGGGCAACTGGTGGTACCCCTTCTACTGACAGACCTAGCAGAGTAGAGTTTCAAAAACTTGTACGCTCTTCTAGTCCAGCAGATCGAACCAAGGCTGAACAACTATATTCAGCAATGAAACAGGCTGGCGGCTGGGCCGAACAAGCATAAATCCATCTATTGGTTAGACAAAACCTTAATTGTCATGTTTTGGTCATAGCGACCCAAAAGCTAAATATAATCGAACATTTAATTTAACTTTTATAGAGACATGGCAATTAATACTAATTTTTCCATTTACGAACCAGAGGCGTTTGTTGAGGTTGCACTAGCTAACCAATACCCAAATCGACCAATGGTATCCAGCGCTGTTACTAACGTAGCTGGCGCATCCATCGAAGGTCTAGTTGCAGCACGTAACAAGACTGTAAGTATAACTCGTGCAGTAAAGCCTAGTGGCGCACCTACTGCCTATACTGGTAGCTATTCTTTAGGTACACCTAACGCTAGCGAAGAGCAGTTAATCATTAACAAGCACTTCTTTAGTGGTTTCAGTATTGACAAAGCAGACCAAAAGTTTGCACTTCCTGACTTAGTACAACAACACTTCGTGCCAAGACTACACCAACTTATTGACCAAATCAATAGTGACGTTAAGGCTGAAGCTAGAAAAGGATTTGAAGTAGCCTTCGCTGATAACAACACAGATTCTACTGTTATGGACACAAATGACCTTGCAGAAGCACGAAAAATCATGGCTTCTCGTAAGTTTGTATCTGACAACATGAATATGGTTATTGATCCATTTGTAGAGAAAGATTTGACTACACTTAATCTTTTCCAAAATGCTAATACTCGTGGAAACAACGAGATTCAGCTATCTGGTATGATGGCTCAGGCTTATGGTTTCAACTTCTCTGTTGATAATAACGGAAGCTCCCACACAGCAGCTACTGTAACTGATGCTGTTCTTGCAGCCACAGAGGCTATCGGACAAACAGAACTAACTATCGATAACGGTAGCGGTTCTGCAGCAACTGTATCTCTAGCTGAGGGTGACGTTGTTACTTTCGGTTCTGCTAAAGGAACTGATGACTTCTACGTAGTTCAGTCTCAGACAGGAACAGTTCTTACCTTGAAAGAGCCATTACGAAAAGCACTCGCTAATAACGCTACTATCAACCCAGTTGATATTGCTTCAGGCGATACTGGTCGTGAGCAGTTCTTCTATGACCCATCTTCCCTTGCCCTAGTTACTGCGGTTATGCCTTCAGTAGATAGTGGTTCAGGCTCAGGTGTTCGTAGAGCAGCAGGCTTCGAGCCAATGAACAATGTGAACTACACATTGACTATCGAAGAAACCAAGTCAGGTGCTGACATACTTATTGAAGTTCTTTACGGAACTAAAGTATTCAGAGGAGACTTAGGTGGTCGATACATTCGTGGTAATGTAGCCAAAGCCTAATTTTAAAGGAGAGTCGCATTGTGCGGCTCTCTTTTTATTATGGTAGATTTAGATAATGTAATGGACTACAAAGCTATGATAGGTATGCTTGGATTGTTATCAAGTATTACCCTGCAACAGGTGTCTACAGTAGTGTCTATTCTTGTAGGTTTAGTAACTCTTGGTTACATGACCATGAAATGGTATTATGAATGGAAAAGAATCAAAGGTGAAAAATAATGGCGTTTAGCAGTCTTACTCTTACTAGAAACAATATTGATGCTTTAGAAGAGTTAACGTTTAAAGGTATAAACGTGACTGCTGGCACTACAGCGTTGAACCTTTCAGAAAAAGACAACTTAATATTAGCTAAAGCTATTAAGATGTTAAAAACAGATATTTTAGAAAATTTAAGAGAATATATAAATGACTCAACATACGCTACAGAAACAGCTTTATTAGATGCAATACATGGCGCTGATTCAGAAGAGTTGTTGATTGACCTGTTATCATATAAGTTTTTAGAATTATGGTTTGCACAAGACGCAACTCATCAAGACAGTTATTCTTTCGCCAAGGCAAGCAAGTATTATCAATTTTATAATCAATACTTAACAGCCAATTTAAGAAGATTAAGTGGCCTTCTGTCAAAACCAAAAACAACTCCTAGAGTTAGATTTATGAGCGTATACTAATGAAAATTACAGAAGCCATAAAAAAGGATTTAGAAACACTTCTTAAATCTCAAAAATTTGAACAAGAGGTGACAGATCCATCTGCTGATGAGTTAAAGAAGAAGATAAAAAGTCAATCTTTGAAAGGCTATGATGCGTTTGGGGATAGGTTTCAGAGGCTACAAAGCGATGATTATAAGAGGTCTAGAAGAAGATATAGCCTTCCTGTAAAATCAGATCTTCATTACAAAAGTAGAGGTGGCGGAGGTGAAAGCAAGGGCGCTTTCAGTGAAGGTGTTTTTGATTATGATGTGTTTGGTAACGAGGCCCATTTTAATTTTTCTGGTCAAACTCATATGAAAAGATACATGGATGCTCACCAAAAGGGTCGTGCCATAAACGGTAGAAAAATGCCTGTCAGAGAATGGTTTCCAGACAGCAAAATACAAGAGGATGGCGGAACCACTGCTAAAAAAATAAAACGAGAAGTTCAAAGCAGATTAACAAGAGTATTAAACAGCGATAGATTAATTGTAGTAAATGGATAGAAATGCTATACTTACTTCATTGACCACTTCATATTCTAGCTATTCTAGTTCTGATTCTAGATCGACTGTAGAAAAGGTATTGAAATTTAGTGGTGGAAATATAGATATTAGAAAAAGAGCCGATATTAAAAGGGAAGTTGTCATATTTAGACTTCTTAGTGGTTCGGCTGTTGATAGAGTAGAGGATGAAAAGCCTTTAGATTTAGTGCAGCTCTTTGAAACTAATGTGTATGTTGAGCAGGCTGATACTCACAGTGGAAGTGAGGTAGCCTATGATAGAATGCTTGAACTTACAGATCAATTAATTGACTGGGCTAATGCTACGTCAGGAAACTCAATAAATTCAGATGTAGAAACCCTATCAACAACTGGCGTAGATACCATAGATGAGGAAGATGGGTATCTGTCAACGAATGTAAACTTTGAATGTATAATTAAAATAAGACAATAAAATAATGGCAAAACTAATATTTACCCATGCTGAAATTCTCGATAGTAGCGGCAGCGCTATTGGTACTGGAGGCACTAACATTAGAAACATAACAGTAGAGGGTGTTGAGATAACTCATACTCCAGCTACGGTAGCAGTAGAAAATAACAGAGAAATAAACGAATCTTTTACAGGTCGTATCGTTATTAGGACTACCGATACAGCTTTTAAACAAGTAAGTGGAGCAGGTCAAACTGGGACAATCCTTGGTAGCGATTATGTGTCTCCAGATGGAGTGCTTCCAACAGAGGCTAAATTAAAACTTCATGGAGCGACAGGTTCGCATAGCATAACAACACCTGTTGTGTATATTATGGGACACGAAGATTTTGCCAATGGCAGAAGAGAAACTGTATTATATGCTCAAGCTGCAGAAATTTCTAACTTGAATTCTTTGGTTGTATCTTAATATATAAGGAGTATACATTATGTCTAGATTACTATTTAAAAAAGCCCAAATAACTGATAGAACAGGGAATACAGAAACTGTTAAGGGAACAATTGACAATATAACTGTAGAAGGCATAGAGGTAGGAATGACTCCAGATACAGTCATGACTGAGAATGATCGTGAATTGTTTGAGTCTTTTACTGGTCGAGTAGTTATTAGAACTCTTGAAACCAATTTTGATGGAACAACCGATCCAATATTGGCTGCAGGAATTGCCAATAATACTGGCGCTGACTATATTGGTGTAGGTGGAGAACAGCCAAAAGAAGGGTTTATTAAACTTTTAGGAAAAGGTATAGACGTTACATTAGGTGGCAATGATGCAACATCTGGATTACCTCTTTTGACATTTATACAAGGCTTTAGATCATTTGAAAATGGAAGACTTGAAACTGTAATAGTAGCACAACTTCAAGATGTAGACAGTAGAAAGGTATTGTTCTCTGAAGCTGGAACTGCTTAATAAATAGGGGTAAACAACAATGTCCACACAACTAACTAAGTTAGCCTTAATAAACAACTCTGTTGATGGCGGAGGAGCCTTTGATGCTTTAAGCGAGACAAAAACATTTTCTGTTGTGCAAGAGGGTGCGGCTGAGGCTTCAAGGCAGGTTTTAAGCTTAGAGCCAAATACTCAAGTAATAGAAAATGAGAGAGAGATAATCACAAGCAAAGTTTACAACATTACAGCTACAGGATTATACAGCACAGCAGCCAGAAGTCAATTGAATACTTGGGCTACAAATCAGACTAGTCTTATTTTTTCTGGTATGGGTCTAGATGGTAGCATACTTCAAGCAGAAGGATCCTTACAGATTGTTAGTCAATTCGAGGATAATGCTTCATTTAGATTTACTAGCCCTAGAGAGGCTGTAGGTGGATACAGTTCTACTACAGGCAAGCACACTTCAGATATGTCATATTCCCAAAATGGATTATGTCTATTCAAATGGGGTAGAGGCAACACTGATGACGCTGCTGGGTATGAATTTGGAGGATCATCAAGTAATATAAATGCTACAACTTTATTTGATACTAGTAATGATTCTCAAAGAATACACACTAGTGGAGCCATAACATTCGAGAGATTGATTCATTTTCCTTTTCCACTTACAAAGCTAACTGCCTTTGTTAATGTTTTTGAAGATGCTTCAGCATCAAATACAAATCTTAGTATAAAAGCATATAATAGTAGTAATGCCGAGTTAGCTGGTTCAGCCGATGACTCAGGTTTTAATACCCAAGTCGGAACTGCAACAGTGCTAGATTCAACTGGAATCAAGCTTTACTCAAGAGTACTACCAGCAACTACTGAATACATAGAAATAGTTTATACTGTGGGTGGTGCAGATGATTTTAAAATAAAACAACCAACTCTTCAAATAATACAAGGAACAGCGACAACTGCTGATTACAATTTTGTAGAGTTCAACACATAACCCTAAAATAAAGCGAGCAATTTATGGGACGTATAACAAAAGTAACTGGAGAATTCATGGGGGTTCGGTTTGAGGTCAAGCCAACCCCTATTCGTTTTGATAAGGTAATGGATGAAAGAAGAAATCTATTACTTGGATGGTATAAAAAGAATCATCCTACTCTACACGAAAAAATAGAGTCTGATGACTATGATGTAGAAGATTATACCTTAGAAGAATTGAATGCTATAAACGCATGGAGATTAGACAAGAAGTTTCGTGCAAAATACTGTAAATATACTGCAGAAAAATGCATCAAACTAGACAAAGATTTGGAGGACAGCACTTGGGAATCTGATGATTTAGAATTAGGCACGCTTGAGGAAGCGTGGGATTTTTTTACGAACAGGCGTCAAGTACCCTCCAGTGGAGTCGGTCTACTTTAGAGTCATTAGACTTGCTCGCAGCTAATGACCTAGTGGTTGAAGTTGGCGGATCGTACAGTTACTACTGTTACGTTCTCGCTGACTTTGATCCATTGCGAGCAAAGGAATTTGAAGCCAAATGTTCGATTGAAGAGGTTACTAAAGCCATAATGGCTAGAGCAGCCTATCATACGCCAAAAGATAAACATTAATAACAATGCCTACTTTAGTATACAAACTAAAATTTGAGATAGACAAATCCAGTATAAAGGGTTTAGATAAAATAGTATCTAAAGATTTAGCGGCAAATCTCAAGCAAAGCACATCTCAGGTTAAAAAATTAGGTGATGCAACTACTAGGACCTCATCCACTTCTAAAAAATTCAGAAAAGAAGTGCAGGATGTTACTAGAACGCAAGATGAACTTATTGCAAAAACTGGCAATACAATACAGAAACTGAATGAGGCATCTAACCAATTTGGCCTAGCTAGTAGACAGGCATCTAAACAGAGAAGGGAGTTACGATCTTTAGCTGATCAGACACAGCAAGTTAATAATACATTTACTCATCAAATAAGCAGATATAAATTAACGTCTGATGAGTTAATTCATTTAAACAAAAGACAAGAAACTAACTCTAAATTATCTGAAAGACAACGAACAGCAATAACGAAAAATGCTAAGGCTTTAGATCTAGAAAAACAAAAGCTTAAACAATTAAATCAAGCAAGAAAAGAAGCAGCCGCTTTATTAGATAGACAAAATAGAGAAACCCTTGAACAATCTCAGGCTGTAAATCAAGCTGTAAGATCTGCAAATAAATTTGCTGAATCACAAGATAGATTAAACAGAGAGTTTAAAGAGAGCATAAACAATCTGGGTGCTAATAGCAGGGTTACTGCACAAAAAAATATTGAGTCCAAAAAGAGTATATCAACTATAGATCAAGAGATCAACTCTATTAAACAGTTAATAAATGCTGGCAATATAAATGATTCTCAAAAAGAAAAGTCTCAGATTACCCTTAATAGACTTACTGCCACAAGAGAGAGGGCTATAGATAATGTAAGGAGATATAGACTAGCCCTAAAAACTAGTGCCTCAGCAACGGCAACGGCCACCATGGCCGATCAAAGAAGGGCGTCTACCATGGGCAGAACAAACAAGGCCATGTCTATTGGGAATCAATTAGCGTTTTCTTTTGGTGACCTTATAAATGATGCTTCTCAATTTAATTTTGGTTTTGCTACTGGTATGAGGGCCGTAGGAAACAATATTGGTTTTACTGCTGAAATGTTCATGTTGCTCAATATGCAAGCTAAGATGAATGGTACAACTTTAGGGGCGCTTGTAAAATCATCGCTAACACCGTTGACAATTGGTTTGCTTGCTTTAAATACTGCAGTAAGTTTAGTTACTGTTGTCTCTCAAAGATTAGAAGCTTCTGCTAAGAAAACATCAATAGGACTTGAAGAGTTTTTAACGGCCGTGAAAAAGCTGAAGCAAGAGTCTAAGGGCTTTTCGTTTTTAGATGAAAATGCACTTAAATCCAATATAGAAGTACTAAAAACTTTTGAGCCTTTATTCGATGAAATTATTCAAAAAGAAAAAGAAATAAAGGACGCTCAAAAAGATTTCTTTCTTGCTGAGCCATTCTTCAAATTTAGAAAGTCGCTAAAGGGCATTACCGATGAGTTTGGTTTTAGCGCAAAGGAAGCTAAGGACGCAAAAAGAGAGTTACAATTCTTTCAAGAACGTTTAGATAAAATAGAAACAATAAAAGGAAGAACAGAACTAGCTTTATTGCAGGAAACTATATCAAAAACAGCCTTGGCATTTCAGAATACATTTGAACTAGGTTTTCTTGGCAGATTTAAAGGAGAGTTTCAGGTACTAGAGGAGGGGGCTGCTCATTTTTTTAGATTAGCAAAAGCAGCAAAAAATGGCTCTGATGAGCAGGCCTTATTCCTAGCACAAGCAAGAAAATTAGATGAAGAGCTTCAAAAACAAATAGAATTAAGAGATAAGACTATTGACGCAACAAAGGCAGCCCAAGAAGAAGCAAAAGAATTCTTTGATGAACAGTCTGCTGAGTTTGGAGAAAAAGTATCAGAAAATGAAGAAAAAAGACTAAAAAAAGAAGCCAAAGATTTTGTTGCTAGTTTTGATCAAAGGTTTAGGGATGCTGAAAATCTTTCAAAAACCTTCTTTCCTTTTAAAGATGCAAGTAGTATTGTTGGAGATGATTTTTTAAAAAATCTAGAAGAGCAAACTAAAAAAGCTTTGTTTTTTGAAAAAACAAGAATAATGCAAACTAACGAATTTGTTGCAGAAGAATTTGACAAATTGTTAGGTTTAGAAGAAGAATTTCATAAAAACAGACAAAAAATATTATCGGATGCTACATCCCCTGCAGCAGAGGATTCAGATGACGAAAGAGGACTACAAGAGGCATTTGCAATACAGCAATTAATGTTTGACGCAGAGTTAGTAGGCCTTAGTGATCATGAGCAAGAAAAGCTACAAATAGCCAAAAGATTCGAGGACATGAGGCTTGATTTCCTTAGACAAGGATTTAACAGCGCTGAATTGATGAGGGGTATAGATGCGGCTAAGCATGCCGAACTAGAACAGCATAAATTAGATAAAACTATAGATACTGAGGAGAAGAGACGAGAAGTAATAGGAGCCGCTTTAGATTTTGCTGGTCAAGCTTCTGGGGCAATAGGGTCACTTGTACAAAAAGAGATAAGCAATGAAATAAAGGCGGCCAAAGCTAGAAAGGCCTCAGCAGCAGAGATAGATGCTCTAAATAGAAAGAAGTTTAGATCAAACAAAGCTTTTATGCTTGCCAATGCAGTAATAAATACAGCAGAGGCTGTTACTGCTCATTTGGATAAAAATCCAATTTTAGCTGCTGCCATTGGTGCGTTAGGAGCGATTCAGATAGCGACTATAGCTAGAACCAAATATGAAAGCGCAGCACCATCTGGATCATCTGTGGGAACTGTTTCTGGTTTAGATTCTGAAACGCAAAATACGCCTCCAACACAACAAATAACATTTATGCCTACGGCTGAAAATTCTAATCAGACCAATGTATTTCAAATAGAAAATGTTATAGACAGGGCTGGGTTTGCTACTTTTGTTAATCAAGGTCAGCAAGAAATAATAAATAACTCAGTGTCAATATAATGGGCACTTTTATAGCCACAACAGGTAATGTGACCAGAAGGTTTGGTACGTTCTCTGCTCAATTGCAGATTACAGGATCTAACATATCAACATCTACCACAACCATGCTTATGCATAAAATGCCAAAGATATCTCAGGACTTTGACGTTCAAGATAGCTTTGAGGACCTGTCAAAATTTAGGATAAATCTATCAAAAATATCCATAGCAATGTTTGATAAGCTGGGTGATGGAACCCTTCTTTTTTCGAAAATAAATGCCATGGGAGACGATGATGCTATTCAAGTAAAAATTACAGTCCCAACAGGCAGTGATTTTTTTATAGCAACTAAGGCAGGATGCAAATATGATAGAGTATCTAGAAAGGTGACCATAGAAGCACAGGCCGCTTTACGTTACGATGTTCAAGTGACGAATTATGGCACAGGTACTGGTCAGACTTTAAATGGTTTAGTAACAACGGCTGGTACAAATAATGATGCAGACTTAATCACATCATCAGATGCACTAAAAGGCTTCCTGTTATCTCAGGGCGACTCGCCTACTACAAAGATTATTGGCCATAAATTTACAGAAACAATAAGCAACATAACCTCGCTTCCAGTAGGCCCTGAAGCCACGAAAGTAATGGGTTTTAACTTAGTTAATATAAATACATACAGCAAGGCTCAGGCAAATATATTAAAATTTTCAATTATAGAAGGAGCATTTGTAGGATCTATGATGGGGTTTGCATTCTATGTTAGAAGAAACTTTAACTCAACAACAACAGGCGATCATTACGCAACCTTGTCAGCATCTAACTTTAAGGACTTTGGTATTTCATTTAACAAAAGAAATGTAAAAAACTTTAACACTATTTTAGGAATACAGGACAATGGTGTCAATAATGAACCTTTTACTAGTCAAACCACAAATGAAGAGATTAATCAATTTGGATCACAAGACATTTCATTAAACGTTCAAGTCACTGACATGAACACAATATTTCTTAACGAATCTTTGACACCAGATAAATGGCAGCTATTATCTTCAGGATCTAGTAGTGACTCTGCTCTTACCACAGCCATTGTACAAGATATATCAACTCAGGCTAGAGATTCGTATAAAAAATCATTGGGTATGCCCTCATCGTCAGAAAAAAACAAAACACCATTTCTGATAAAATTAAAAATACTTGGTATTGGAACTCTCAGGCCATATCAGTTTATTCAGTTTGGCAGCGATATACATGTAAGCGTAAATGGACTCAAGGCTAGACCATCTATGTTAGAATATGACCTAGAGAATGATGTAATAAATTGTGAGGCGTATCTAATATAATGAGTCAACTAACTAAAGTAGGATTTTTAACAGTAGCAGGTGGTGAGCAGTTTTTAACTGTTAGTTCTTTTAGCGTAGAGACTGAGTTGTTGTTTTTTAATAAGTCATTTGATGAGGCTATTGATGGTAGCTTACGGCAAAATGTTCGAGGCACAAGAAAAAAGTTCTCATTGTTTTATAACAAATGCATAGAGCCTAGCCAGATGCGTATTATATTAAACAATATTGTTACTGACCTAAACGTGGAGGGTAATAATTTAGGTTCGTTTAGAATATTTCAGGGTGATCCTCTTATACCAAATACGAGTACCGAAATATTTAATACTAGCACATCTACGTTTGACCAAGTTATAACAGAACACACAGTCACCCTTGATTCGGCTACAATACATCAGATACAGTACAGCAATCAGATTGGAACGTATGTGCCAAAGATAAATATGATAGAAACCACGATAACATAATGGCTATAGCAACTACCGTATCACAGTTATTTATAAAGACAAAGGATTATAATGCTGATGCTGACTTTTGTTACTTGATTACACCAACAAACTTTAATGTTTCATTGGGTGTCTTAAACTTTGGTTCGGATAATGACGAGGCTATTGATGGGTCTTTGAGGTCTAACCTTCGTGGTTTTAGGATAAGCCTTGAGATACCACACGAAAAATTATTGACTAGCACATTTAAAAAGACAACAAAAGCAACAACTCATCCTTCAAGCAGTATACCTGACCCATTTGACTTTAATACTGTGTTAAGTGATTTTAGCAATTCAGATGCAACTACATTTTTTACAGATATAATTACCACGTTTAAGACTAATGATGATGATTTCGTTGAAGTTTCTTTTGATGGTGTTTACGAAGGTACCACAAAAGATTTCAGAAAGATAGTAATAGACTCGTCCTCATTTAAAACAATCTTTACGAACCAGATAGGTAGAGATTCCAGTAGCATTAAGTTCGTGGGTCAGAAGAAGCTAACAAGTATACCAACTGAATTACAGGCAACCTAAAATAGTATTGAAAAGTAAAGATAAGCTAGATATATTTGACTCATTATGGCAAAATTAGAAACAATTACAATCACGTCTGGTGACCCAACCTCTAGCGAGGCTTCTTTCAGCAGAAGCAATGACTCGTATGAAATGGGTTCTGTTATTCTTAGTGGGACGTATACCAACACGTCTTTTGACGTTCAGGCTAAGATAGGTGGTACGTTTTTTGATGTATATGATACGTTTGGTAGTAAATATTCTATTACTGTAGCTACAGGCAAGCACACGCTTCCTGCTGATGTATTTAAGGATGTAGACACGATACGGCTGAAGGGTTCTCAGAACGAGGCATCAGACAGAACTGCGCAAGTATTACTCATAGATTTCGTAGACTAATGAAGCCTGTATTTGTAGCTATATCTCATGTGTTGTATGGAGTTTTCAGCAGGAGTAATCAGATATTTAATCAATCAAGAATGTTATTTAACAAGCAATAGATTATGGACTTAAAAGGCACACAATTACAACAAACTTTCGGCAATCTTGTCACAGTAGGAACGAGTGCAGGAACACCAACACTTGGACAAATTGAAAACGGCAATGGTGATCCATTAACTCAAATAACTCTTGGCTTAGGTAGTGTTGGCGCACCATCTTACTCTTTTACTGGTGATACAGATACTGGTATCTTTAGTAGTGGTGCTAATGTTTTAAATTTGGCTACAGGCGGTAATAACAGGATGACCATCGCAAGTGGTGGTAATATTTCTATTGGCACAGCTAATTCTTCTGCCAAACTTCAAGTAGGAACATCAAGTGAAGAAATACTCAGACTAGAAAGAGATACAACGAGCAACGATTCGTTTATAGATTTAACGTATGCCTCAGGTCATAGCAATGATTCAGATGCAAACCATGAATATGCTAAAATACGAACTAAGGTTGTAGCTAATCTGTCTGGTCAAGAGTCAGGTGAGTTATATTTTCAGACCATAAATGCTGGAACTATAGGCGATAAGATGGTTATCAGTAAAGAGGGCAACGTAGGCATTGGTACTGCTAGTCCTGCAAGTATAAGCAGTACAGCTAGATGGTTAACACTAGATGCCGATAACGGAAGTAGTGCTAGTGGTGGTATTATTCACCAGATAAACGGTACAACGAAAGGAGCTCTTTATGTATTCGGTAGTAATGTTTATCATGATGCAAAAGCAGGGATAGGTCATATTTTTGCAGTCAATAACGGTACTGAATCCATGCGCATTGATTCAAGCGGTAACGTAGGTATTGGTACTTCTAGTCCTGTTAATAATACACCACTTACATTACAAGCGCCATCTGGTTATACTGATACTCTTTGGCTAAAATCTGTTGGTACTAATATTTCTAGTCGCATAAACATTGCTCCTACAGGTACAGGTAACGCACAAATCAACAATGCTACTGGAACAAATATAGAGTTTCAAGTATCGGGTAGCGAAAAAATGCGCATCGATAGTTCGGGGAATATCACTCATAGTGGTACAAGTCCGCAATATATATTTAAAACTGCATCTAATACTAATTTTCAAATTGCCATACAAGAAAACGTTGCAAATGCTCTTGAAATTACACCATCAACAACGGCAGGTGGCACTACTTTTAGCAATCCTGCTTTGGTCGTAAACTCAAGCGGTAACGTAGGTATTGGTACTTCTAGTCCTACTACCCGTTTAGATGTAGCAGGAAGTTCGGGTGGTGGAAGTATAAAAATATCAGGTGATATGAGCGCAGGGGCAAATTACTATGGTTTCATATTTGATGGTTCTAGTTTACAAGGTACTACTCAAACGAATATTTTTTATGCTGGTGGTGCAGTTAAAGCAGATACAACTATTACGGACTTCGCAAGTTTAAGAATTGATGCTCCTAGTACAGCAGCTTCGAACGCTGTCATTACAAATAACTACGGTATCTATCAAGCAAGCACTGCTCAGAAAAACTTTTTTAACGGTAACGTAGGTATTGGTACCGCTAGTCCATCACAAAAACTATCGGTGACTGGTAATATAGGCACTTCAGGGTCTGTGCTTTTTGATGATAATCAAGGTATCAAATTTGGAAATGTTAATGCTCAAATAACTGGTTCAACTGCTAATGGTTTGATGTTTTTTGCAGGTGGTTCAGAAAAAATGAGATTCGATACAAGTGGCAGATTGGGCATCGGAGCCGATAGCCTGACAGACCTTTTGCATTTGAAAAAAGCAGGTGGTGCACAAATTAGATTTGAAAACCCAACCACAACGAGGCATATAAGAATTGGTGAAGGTGTTGGTGTGCCAGATGTATTATCTTTCAGAGGCTCTGGTGTAGGCACTGACAGCCTAAGCATTGACTTTGCAAATAATAGAGTTGGAATTAGACAAATTTCTCCAGACGCAAATCTTCAAATTATGAACAACGATAGTAGTTCTTATAGATTTGGTTATGGTGGAACTTCTGATGTTTACCTTGATACTGATAATATATATTTTAGGTCAGATAATGGTGGAACAAATTACGCTATACTTAAAAGTGGAAACCTTGGGATTGGCACTCTTAGTCCTGACGAGCCTGTTCACGTGGCTAAGTCAACTGGTGATGCTATTATAGCAGTTGAAGCCAATGATGGTAATGCCGCATTGTACTTAACATCTGCTGGGACTAACAAAGATAATAGAATTGTTTCAGGTAATGCTAAAGACCTTAAGTTCGAGGCGCAACCTGCTGGCTCAGGTCAAGGTCAAGGTCAAGACCCTACTGCTACAGGTACTACAGTGATGACATTGAAGAATGATGGTACGTTATTAGTGGGTACTACATCGGATGATTTTAGTAGTGCAGGTCATACTTTTTTTGCTAATGGTGCTTCCTATCAAGTTCGTGATAATGGTACTCTGAAGGCATATAAAAGATTGAATACTGATGGCGAAGTAGTAGCATTTCGAAGAGATTCCACACAAGTAGGAAACATATCAGTAACAAGTTCTGCAACTGCTTACAACACTTCTTCTGACTACAGACTAAAAGAAAATGTAATAGAAATGACTGGTGCATTGGATAGGGTTGACCAACTAAAGCCAAGTCGATTTAACTTTATTATTGATGGCGATACAACCGTAGATGGATTCTTAGCGCACGAAGTAGCTGACGTAGTACCCGAAGCGATAACTGGGGAAAAGGATGCCGTAGATGAAGAAGGAAATCCAATGTATCAAGGTATCGACCAAAGCAAGCTAGTTCCTTTATTAGTAGGAGCAATACAAGAACTTAGAGCAGAAATTGAACAACTTAAAAACCAATAAAATAATGAACTGGAAAATTAACACACTAGAATACACTAACGACTCTGACAAAGGGGTCGTTGTAGCACATTGGGATTGTAACCATACCGAAACAGTTGGGGAGGGCGATGACGCTTTGTCTTACTCAGGAAGATGCTATGGCGCTGAATCCTTTACACCAGACCCATCATCTAAGGACTATGTAGCCTATAAGGACTTGACTGAGGAAACTGTTCTTGGTTGGCTTTACGAGGTAGTTGATAAAGATGCTACAGAGGCAAGTGTTCAAGCACAGATTGATGGACAAAAAAATCCTTTGACTTTGAAAGGAATGCCTTGGTAGTTATATTTAGGTATAACCATTAACATAAAGCGAGCAAAATTATGACAGCAGAAGAAAGACTAGAACAGTTAAAGAACCTTGAATCACAAATTGTGATGCAACTACACGAAACACAACACCTGATTAAAGGTTATCAAAACGCACTAGAAAACAATGATAATGAAGCAAAAGCTGACCAAGAGTCAGCAGACAATGCTGAGTAAACACTCAGTTCATCACAGTAAACCACACATGGACTTTATGCGTAGGAGGATGCTCATGGGAGACTCCTTCGTTGAAGCCCATAGAAAAGCACAACAAAAAATAGGAAAATAATTATGTATCATGGATCAGACGGCAAAAAAGACAAGAAAGGTAAAAAAAATAAAGATATGACAGGAGCCAAGAATGGCAGAGTAATCGCTAGAAATATGAAAAAAACTGGACGCAGTAAGAAAGGCTAGTTTTCTTCACGATCTTTAGATCCTGTTAGGTATCCTTGTTTGAAAACATCTTTTATATGATCTTCTGATATCTGCATACTTACACAGAGACCAGCAAGAAATCCTATAAAGGTCATTGTTATCGAAAACACCAAAATAATTATACCTTCCAAAAAACACCCCCCAAATTTTACTTGTAACGAGCGATCATGCGTTGTATGATGCATTACTATTAATAAGCAGTAAGTTGGCTCTATTGAGCATTGTGGCGCTATTAGCACGCCTGCCACTTAAATGGTAATTTACGGTGGTATGATCCTTGTAATTTAACAATTTTCCTATTTTTTGCTGATTAAATCCTAATCTGTACATTAAAATACAGCAAATTTGTCTGGCATCAACCAGATTTTTTTTTCTTCGTTTGCTTAATAGATCATCAATAGATATGTTGCATGATTTGCAAACCATTTCTATTATCTGATTACTGTCTTGTGTCATATTATCGTCTTTCTCCTCTATATTGCCATGTTCCATTTTCGTCTGCTTCGAACTCATGGTATCGATCACCTTTGTGATCACAATGTATAAATCCTTTGTCAGGATAATAACATATACGCTTGTAGTCAGACGCCCTAAGTTCTTGTAATAGCAACTCCATATTGGCGCACGTGTAATCTACCGCACCTAGTCCAGTAAAAGTGTGCTCTGATGTTCCACTCCTGCCATGTGATAGTTCCCAATCTTTAGATCTATAACCACTATTTTCTGACACTGATATAGGTTGTTGTATTTTGTGTCTTATTTGATTGATTATAGGTTTATGATGTTTTTCTATTTTATCTACTACATGTATTGGCACGCTTGACATAACTCTGTCAACAAAAAACTCTTTAATGCTAAAATAATCGAAGTACATAATATTATTGTTCGTTAAAAAATATAATCTATGTATTGTTATTTGTTTTTTCAATACCAAAAGAGGGGAGGCTCGCTGGTTCCCCCCTTTCAGTTTTGTCAGTCAGGATATTCCTGAAAAAGGATGGCAGCTTTCACACCATCCATCCATACAATAACATGATAAATTAGATTAACTAAATTTCTTGTATATGTATTGTGCTATTTTGTCTCCATTAAAATCAAAAGAGAGCTGCCTCAGTTGGCATAACCTCCCTCTGTGAGGTAGCAACAGGGCTTTCTTCTTGTAACTCTTTTTGAGTGAAAACCCCTCCATCTTTCCAGTAGCATTTTCCATTCGCTACCCAGAATCGGTCTTTTTTTGCAGCCTTTTGCTCATCGGTCTGCTTAACCCAAGCGCTTAAATTATTTCCATAAGGATCTAATTCATCTTTTACCTGTATCGTTAAGGATATACCCTTAACTTTGGGATCGGCCTGTTGTTTAGCTTTTACGCCTGCAACAAGCTGTTCTAATGTTTCCAACTTCATATATGCTTCACAGTATATCATAAGAATGTATTTTAATTAATGTTTGAATGATATTTATATAATATACGCTCAAGGATTGTATTGCGCAACTAAAATGGTTTTTTTGCTACTTCAAGTCCTTTATCTGTAACATGTTCTAAATGGACTCTTTGGTGGCTTATTATTCCTCTTCTTGATTTTACAATTTTCGCAAAGACGCTATTATACGTAAAAGTATCCATGTCACGCCATCCCTTAACCTTTTTAGATGTCCCATCAAAAGAAACAAGACTAGGGATCATGCTTGGCCTGAATATTGATGTCATACAATGCGCTACATTTTTTATTACTTGCGCCCATTGCGCATCTTTGTATCTTGGCTCTAGTTGCCATCCATTACGTACATGATCGTTGATCGTGACCTGACTAGGGACCAAAAGTAAAACGTTTAATTCTTTAGCAATCTGTTTGAGTATTTTTGTTACATAATTCAGTTCCAAGGTTCTAGAGTTAAATCGACCCTTTGCGTACACCTCTTGTATATAATCTATAATAACAAAATCTAAGCCGTTTTCTTGCTTGATTTTCCTGCAACATCTTTTTATTTCATCAACATCATCAATACTATCAACGATCAGCATATTATCACAATACTCTAATGTGTTAACAGCAAGTTGAGATGCCGTATTTACATCATAATCTTCCATCTGAAACCACAAACCCCTGTATCCAGCCTCTAGCAGTTTAACGGATATAAAGTTGCAAAATTGAGTTTTACCATGTCCAGAATCTGCCAAAACCACATTGATATCGCCTTTGTGCATGCCAACATTTTCATATAAAATATTGTCAATTGTATTTATATTGGTATACAGTTTTTCTTTTACTGGGTTCTCTTTTTCTCTAACAAATATTTCTGTTGGCGTTAAAGCAACAACATCACTTGTATCGTCAGTCTGTTGTGATAGTTTGTCGATCATCAATATGAGATCATTTGTAGTCACATCTTCAGACATGGATTTCTGAAACACCTCAGATATGGATCTCCTTAATACTTTCTTATCTCGATCCTCTTTTAGTATGTGCAGATAATCTTTGATCTGTGACTCGCTAACCAAAGCATACATCTGTAACCCTAAAAGTCTGTCTTGAGTATATATATCTAATTTTGAGGATATCGTGACCTCATTGAAGTTTACGCCCTCTAAATGTTGCCTACAACATTCTAAATACAATTCATTGTTGTAGTTGAAATAGTCGGCATCACTTAAATCAAAGATTAGATCTCTATATTCTCTAGAAAAAAGAAGTGTCCCAATGAGGGAGTCCTCAAGATCAATACTCATAGTATTTCCTTGGCCTTGACTCGCCCATATGGGGTTAGTGAATAGGTAGATGGGTATTTATTATCGGAGACTATTACACCTGACTGTATAAGGCTACATATCGTTGAAAAGGTAGTCCAATATTTGTCGTGATTTTCCACCCTCATCAACGGTTCAATTTGCCAATACGTTGCCTTCGTATTGGATTGTAATAAGTTTAGTATTTGCTGTTCATTTAGTGTCATCTTTCTTCTCATTTGTTTTTCTGAGATCTTTTTTCGTTACGGTTCCATTTTTGTTAAATGTATGGATGACCCATCCCCTTCGATCATACCAAGTCATTGATAGTATTTTAATATATCTACTAGCAAACTTTGTAGCAAAACGAATGTAATTTTTGCGTGTTGGGGGAGTATTAGTTTTAACTTGTATTAAAAACAACCTTTTAGGACTCATGGATATTAGATCAAATCCCTCAAATCGATATTGATCTTTATGATCACAATCCTTTGTCCAGCACTTAGTGCAATAACCAGCAAAAAGATCCTTGTATTGAGTATATCTACCAGACATCTCTACCTCATCTACGATCATCCCTTGATCTTTGAGATAAGATATTGCCTTGTATACGGTTCTTTTTCCCTTTGCCTTACTCATATAAAAAACCCCTACCACCATTTAGATGGCAAGGGTTACTTAACGGATGGATATCTAAAATGGGGCAGTATCGTATGCTAGACCATTTTTTTTGACACTTTGGTTTACGTGTCTATGATCAACGCTATCTGCATCTTTAGAATCATCAAGCAATAGCAAGCCTGCGAGGGCATATTTTCTAGCATAGCTTGAGCATGTGCCAGTAAGCTGCATGAGGTCCATGCCTTTTTTTGACTCAGGCTCTCTTGCTAGTGCAGAACCTGTGATGACTTGGCCATTCTTTTCAAAGGTAACAGTTGATTTAATGTATACTCTATCACCATTAGATACGATCTCATCATCTAATTTTAGGGTAACATCATATTTAGCCAATAATGGTTTTACTGCCTCAAGAATATCGTCTAGATTTCTATACTCATAATTAGAAAACTTATTGATTCTATTCTTTGGAACATTCAGTTCATTCTGAATTTTAGTGAGTAATTGTTGTATTGTTTTTTTTGCTTGGCTCATAATTGTGTTATTGTGTTCTTGTTTACGATCCCAGTATTTGCAGTTCTAGGATCATTTACCCAATCCATAATCTGGATCAGAGTGTTTGTCATGTCATTGCACGCCTTAGAATGAGTTTCCTCACTAAGCGTGTATACGGCACTATTATATGGATACTCTTTTTCAATTGCAACAAAATAAAAATCTGTAAAATCAAGACCTAATACCATGCAATAAAATGCTGCTTGTATATCATATCTATATCGAAAAAAGTCTGAACGGAACGCTGCTTTACTAGCATCTTTGCACGATTTCCAATCTATTATAGCCATTGGTGTTTCGTTCTTAACCAACATCTTGTCAGGTCTAACACGAAACTTTAATGGACTAAATTTATCAAAATTATGATCTGTAAAAAATGAATATTCATCCCATACCGCATCATAATCATACATTTCAGGGATCGATTTAACTGCCTCATTTTTTATGGTGTTATCATACATATTTTGGATTTTTTCGACATCATCAAGGGACAAGATAGTTTGATCTTGATCAACCCCCTTTTCAAATTCGTTTCTGTATGTTTTATAATCCTTGGTCATAGTTGGTGCTATCAGATCTGGTCTGGCTTCCATGATATCGGCTATAATTTTCGTGTCATCAAAGGTAACAAACCTACTATGAAACTCTGTACGATCCTCAAAGTATGTATGCATAGCATCACCAAATATTAAAGCCTGACTAGCACTGAGTGGTAACAAGGCCCTTGCTATAGAATGCTTTTGAACATTTTTTACGAAACTAGATGATATATAATCAGTTCCATGTTCATGGTATTTTTTATTCGATAAGTTGCTGAATGTGCGCATCTGGATACTCCTCTGGAAATTTTTTTTTACTTAATATTGGTTGTTGAAATGATCCTATCATTTTTTCTAACATAAATATAATTTCCTCTACATCATCTGACACCATCATTACAGGTGCTTTCTCGTAGTCATTTGGTATTTTATGGCTATCATCATAAAAAACCTCATGTATAGAAAATACTGGATTTCCATCAATATTTTCTTCTGCGAATAACCTATAATTCCAATGTCCATCATATCTTGGGTCGTTGTCTATCATATTTAAATTTTTATGTGTGTTGAAGAATTTGTATTAAATTATTAGATTTCCACAATAAATACAAACAAAATAGATAGCATGATTAAAAAAGGATTTGTACGAGTACCCAATACAATTTTTGATGAACACATGAAATTTCTATCTGGCAATGAATTTTTATGTTACATGGCCATCATTCGAAAAACATGGGGTTGGAATAAAAATAGTGATAAGATTAGCCATAGCCAATTAATTTCCATGACAGGCCTTTCCAATAAAACAGTAGTTAAATGTTTACAATCTTTAGTAGACAGAGAATTAATTTCTATGACAAAGCGATTTAAGAGGACCAACCTTATCAAGGTATTGGAAAAATCTACACAAGAATCTTATGTAAAAACTACACACACAACACTACACTATAATAAACAAAAAGACACATCTATTGTGATTGGTGAAGTAGTATATGATGAGTAGAAACTTTTTTTGTTTCTTTGTGGATAACTAGTATATTACCTGTGTACAAATAACAATAACAAAACATAGGTACAACATGATAATCAACAAACAAGAAGCGTTTAGCTTGATAAACAAAAATAACAACTCGATATTCAATGTTCGGTTTGTAAAAAAGGATGGGACCGAAAGAAGCATGAATGCCAGATTAAGCGTAAAGAAACATTTGAAAGGTGGATCCATGACTTATGACCCAACTAAAAATGGCTTTATCATTGCATTTGACATGAATGCTAAGGGGTATAGAACAATCAATACCCATACATTGACAAACTTGAATTTAAACGGTAACAAATACACAGTAAGAGGTTAATAACATGAATGTAGCACAATCGATCCAAGGGCATATTGATGCTGAATTTGAAAGAATAAATGACATGGAGGAAAGAACCAAACCAAAACCAGATGCAATAACAAAATTATTCTATGTGAACTGGATTCTTGAGCAATCTGATAATCCTATTGATGAGGTGATGTTCTTGATAAGTCTTATTGAAGATGAAACCAAGAATCATGAAGAAAAAGTAAAAACACTTTATAATGATATAGAGTGGACATTTAGCAACTGGTCACCTAATCAAAAATCAAAAGTGGAGCAATCATAATGAAACAATTAATCGGTATACTGAACCTCAAATATAGGGGTTCAGATACTTACCTTAGACTCAAAGTATTTGAAAAAGAATGCGGTAGTGTATCGTACACCCTTATCAATGGAAGGAATATGAGGTGTTGTATTGCTAACCTACAATGCGATAGTGAATTGCCTATCCATGTTTATGACCATGATTATCCCATACATTTATTGAATGAAATAGCAGGAGGTCTTGACAGAAGCGTTGTCGAACTTGATGAATTAGAACTACTAGTTGATACGTTCAGGTTTAAATATCAAACAATAGAGGAGGTATAAATGTATTTACATCACTTTAAATTTACACAGATGTTTTTAGAACACATCGGTTACAAGAAGCATGAAGATGTTAGTTATGAACACATATACAATGTAGTTAAATTTCATATGGAAAAGTTTTTTACATCTGATTATAATAGAGACGATGAAACACTTGATGAAAGCATAACAAAATATCTAAATAAAAAAGTAGCAACATCACAAAAGGGATAATAACATGAGTGCAGTAAAAAAAATAAGAAGATGTTGTGTCACAAATGAACCAGTACAATCTGGTTATGTTTGGCACAATGGAGACATATACAAACATGAGAAGCATTTGATTCCTAAAATCATAGATTATTTGAATGAATTTGCTACGAATGAAGAAAGCTTACCTTGGGTAGAAGTAAGTGAAAAAACACTACTTTCAATTTCATATACATTTAAATTTCATTATTATACAGAATGGGAGGATTCTTATGATGACCGTTGAGAAACTTATAAACAGATTAAAATTATGTAATCCAAAAGATGATGTGGTCATACAGACTGTTGACTTGGATACAGGGGATGAAATTGACATATATCCTTTTTATATAGACGAGGTGGGTGTTAGCCCTACTCATAGTGAGATAAGGCTTGTACAACGAAATAACGACACGCCTGAGGCATTTCTTGATGAATCTAAACAACTTAGAAACATCATAACATAAATTTCTGCCAACCCCTAGCAAGAAGAGGAATTTCCGTCAAGGTATTCCTCTTTTTTTTGTGATTAATTCCCATGGACCCCCCTGTATCTGGATTTCTGCCTATCCAATTTCCGCCAATAGATCCCTGTAAAATAATGTTCGTAAATATATTTTTGCAGTATTAGTTTCTAGTATATTATAATATATATTTCTAGATAAATGTATATCTCTAAATAAATGTATATTTCTAGATAAATGTATATTTCAATATTAGGT